CATCCCTCTTTGGAGAAGTGAATGGCACTTTCAAAAATACAATCCGAAAGCGTAAACCTAGCTGACGACTTTGCGTTTACTGGTACGGTAAGTGGTGCTGGCAAAGACTGGACTAAAACAGCACAGACAACAACAAGTGGTGCGGCAACTTTTACAATCTCAGGCATACCATCAGACGTAACAGAGATTGTTGTGATTGGTAATGCTGTAAGTAGAGGCACAGATACTGCTCAAGCGGGTGTTAGATTAGGTGATTCTGGCGGTTTAGAAACCACGGGATACACTTACAATGTTGTTTATACAGCCAACGCAAATAGCCTGTATCAAAATTCCGTACAGGATAGAGACTTTTGTGAGTTTGGAATATACGACAGCGTGTATAATTTTGTTTGTCGTTGTTGGAATACATCAGGAAATGTATGGATGATGACTATGCACAGTCATACGGAATCCTCTGGCGCATATTGGGTTATGGCGGCTTGTCAAAAAACTTTGAGTGGAACTCTTGATAGAATTGGGATTGTAGATGCTGGCGGCTCTAATTTCGATGGCGGTACATTCCAGCTTTGGTACAAATAGGTGACGGTGATATGGCAATAGAAAAAATATATAATATTCAAACTGGTGAAGTTACTGAAGTTACCTATACCGCCCCTACAGTATCGGCAGAAGAACTCTTAGAAGAACTCCGTCAAGTTAGAAATATTAAACTAGCAGAGACAGACTATCTAGCATTGTCAGACAATACATTATCAACAGAGATGTCTGCCTACCGCCAAGCCTTGCGTGACATCACCGATACATATCAATCGCTAGACACTGTAGTCTGGCCTACGAAACCATAAGGAGAGGCAGATGCCCTACATAGGAAAATCCCCTGTAGGCGGTGGGTTCCACAAGCTGGACAACCTGACTGCCTCTGCTACCGCTACCTACGCTCTTACGCTAGGTGGCGCAGCATACTATCCAGAGACTGCTAATCAGCTTCTGGTTTCACTTAATGGAGTGATTCAGGCTCCTCAAGATTCGTTCACTGTATCGGGAAGCAACCTTATCTTCGACAGCGCATTAACAGTCACAGACAGCATCGACTTTGTTGTGGCTCTTGGAGATGTGTTGGGCGTTGGCAGTGTGTCTGATGGCACGATTACTGATGCCAAGATACAGTCAATGGCTGCGTCTAAACTGACTGGTGCATTGCCAGCTATTGATGGTTCTGCGCTTACAGGCATTTCTGCTGGTAGTAATATTCTTGAGCAACTGCACCTAAATGCTAATGGTGAACAAGTGACGGTAAGCAGTGGCACTTACTCAATCGATGACGTAACTGCCTTTCAAACATTAAGCACAAGCTATGCTGATGTGACTGGTTCTTCTATCTCATACACTCCACCTACAGGTGCAACACTGGTCGTCTACGAGTTCAACTTTGTGATGTTCGGTAAAGACAATAACAATGTCGTTAATGTAAAAATGATGATTGATTCGGATGAAGTAACCCAAGCGCGTATTGCAATGGGCGGCGGTTCTTCCGGATACGATAGTCACGCTACTAACTTCCGCTGGGGTATTGCCATAGGCGGAACCGCTGACACTGATAGTGGTCGTCAAGCAACTTGGACTTCCGCCAAAACCATCAAATTGATAGCGAGAGAACATAGTAGTAGTTACGAAGGCGATTTGCATAAAATAACGTATTGGGACGGTACTACGTATAATGGCGTTCAAAGGCCAACCTTAAAAATTACCGCTTACAAATAGGAGACTGATATGGCACTTATACGATTAAACAATCAGTCCCTGACCAACGTCACTGCGTTGCCATCAGGTGTTGGTGGTGGGGTGTTGAATGTTTACTCTGCAAATAAAACCGATACTCAAATTATACCTACTACAACTTTTGCAGATATAAGTAATTTAACCCTTACTTTTACCCCAACTTCATCATCAAGCAAGTTTTTAGCAGTAGGGACATTACACCTTGGCGTTATTGACTCAGGTGACTTTGCATACGCTAGGGTTCAAAGAATTATCACTGGTGGCACAACAACAAATTTAGTTGGTGATACTGATGGTGCAAGGGTTTTTGCAACAACATCGTTTGATTATAGTGGCCCTCTTGGTTCTGCATTGACACCTGCTAATTGGCATTACATTGACGAGCCTAATACAGCAACTGAGTTAACGTACAATGTACAAGTAAGAACTGGCTCTGGTAACAACCAAGTTTATGTAAACAGAACACATACAGACAGAGCAAGCACCAACTATGACCAAAGAGTTATTTCTAATTTGACCATTTATGAGATTGCTGGCTGATGAAACAAGTACAGGAAGTAACACCCGAACTCCGTGTTGCCCTCGACTTAGAGAGCCATGAGAAAGAATGTGCAGTACGCTACAAGGCTGTTGGTGATAAACTTGAAAGCCTTGATAAGCGTCTGTGGCGTTTAGAAGCAATGATTATGGGGTCAACAATTATTGTTGTTGGCCTCGCAGCATCCTTACTAATGAAACTGTAGGAGAATAGCCATGTTAGCGGAACTAGCGGCGGCTAACGCTGCCTTTGCCATTATAAAACAAACTCTAGCCAATGGTAAGGAACTAGTTGACGCTGGCACGGCTATCTCTCAGTACGTAGATGCCAAAGAAACTTTACAATCTAGAGCCAACAAAAAGAAAAATTCTTTCTGGAATCAGGTAGGCGGTAAGTCTGGTGATGACCTAGAAGAGTTTATGGCTTTAGAAAAAATCAAGCAGCAGGAAAACGAACTACGTGAGGCTATGCAGCTTTACGGTAGGGCAGGACTGTGGCAGGATTGGGTTAAGTTTCAGGCAGAAGCACGTAGTAAAAGAATTGCTGCACAAAAGCAAGCGGAAAAAGAACGACAACAATTTACTGACAACTGCATTATAGTTTTTTATTGGGCTGTGTGTATAGGATTAGGTCTGGCTACGCTAGGTATTATTCTGTGGGTTGTTAAGGAGAGTATGAATGTTTAAGACAATAGTACTAGCCTGTGCTATAGCTTCTCCTGACATGTGCTGGGAATACCACGACACACGTGGCCCCTACGAGACACAGGAGCAATGTAAAACCAGAGCCTACGAAATGGGTAACATGATTGCAGAAATACATGAGGGTGCTATCATGGCACAAAAGTTTAGATGTAAGCAGCTAAAAGGTCAGGCACTATGATACTAGGAGTAGTACAGGCCGTGGCTGGCCTAGCCAGTACATGGATGGAAGGTAAGGTTGAGACACAGAAAGCCAAAGTAGCTGTAGCAAAGAAGGTTGCTGCTGGTGAAATGGAGTGGAACCAGACCATGGCACAGGCTTCTGCGTCAAGCTGGAAGGATGAGTGGCTAACAATTTTGGTGAGCATACCCCTGATACTAGCCTTCACAGGACACGAAGACATCGTACAGCGTGGCTTCCAAGCCCTAGACAGTATGCCAGACTTCTATAAGACTGCTGTAGGCGTTGTATTTGCTGCAAGCTTTGGTGTTCAACAACTTACTAAGATGTTCAAAAAATAGAGGTAACTATGAGCCTATACGAAAACATTAACAAGCGTAAAAAAGCTGGTACTAGCAGACCTAAGAGTAAGTCTACTATCAGTGACAAGTCCTATGCCAACATGAAGGCTGGTTTTCCTAAGAAGACAAATAAGTATAAGAAGAAAGCATGAACTATTCACAGTTAATTCAACAACTTAAACGTCACGAAGGATTGAGGTTAAAGCCCTACAAATGCACAGCAGACAAGCTTACTATCGGTGTTGGAAGAAACTTGGAAGATGTAGGCATCTCAGAAGAAGAAGCAGAGATGTTGCTGATAAACGACATAGAGAGGGCAACAAACCAGTTGGTGTTGACCTTTCCGTGGACAGAAGACCTAGACACGGCACGTTTTCAAGCCCTTATCAACTTCACCTTCAACGTAGGGATAGGGACAGTGGGCAAGTTCGTAAACGCAATGGCTCTGCTAAAGGACGGAAGCTACGATATGGCAGCAGACGAATTTCTGAACAGCAGGTGGGCTAAACAAGTAGGCCAACGTGCGGTAGAAGTTGCGGAGCAGATACGCACAGGAGAGTGGCAATGAGCCAAAAACAACAGATGGACGATTTACATGCTGCTGTTACTACTGATTTACTAGCACGTGTACGTAGCGGTGAGGCAACTGCAAGTGAACTGTCAGTAGCTGTCAAATTTTTGAAAGACAATGGTGCATCACTGGATGTCATCACTGCTGAAAGCCCTATGGCTAACCTTCTTAACGACTTACCGTTTGACGTAGCGGAGAGTGTGCAATGAGAGGCCACAACGCAAGTCTAGCATCTAAGAACGTCACGCTACCTGCTGACCAGTCTTGGGTAAAGATATTAGATGACAACCCATCTCGTATGTACCTGTGTATTCAAAATGACCACGACAACCACGCTATTACTATAGGCTTTAGTAATAACACCACAGCACCTACAAGCGGTCTTAATCTTGATGGCTCTGCTACCGTAGGGGACAAGGCAGCTACGTGGGAGTTCTCAGTAGCACCTATAAACGCTATATGGGCAAAGGTAAACGATGCACATGCACACGACATCGAAGTGATATACGATGACTAAACATGTGTGTAAACATTGTAAGACTGTCCAGTACATTCCGAAGCTATTTGAGAATGTAAAACTACTATGCTATATATGTACAAATAAAATAGTGTTTAATCGCTCATAGAAGCCCACTGACAGGCCTTAGAGCCTTGAGAGGTATGTACCCACTATGCAACAACCAAACGCCGTCCCTGAGGCTCTGAGAGACTTTAGGAACTTTACGTACTTAGTATGGCAACATCTGGGTCTACCAGAACCTACGCCAGTACAGTACGACATTGCACATTACTTGCAGCACAGTCCCAAGCGTTGTATTATCGAAGCTTTCCGTGGTGTAGGTAAGTCTTACATCACTGCTGCCTACGTGGTACACCAATTACTCCTAGACCCACAGTTAAAGTTTATGGTGGTGTCTGCGTCTAAGGCACGTGCTGACGATTTCTCTACGTTTACGCAACGTATTATTATGGAACTGCCCATATGCCAGCATCTGGTGGCTAAAGAGGGGCAGAGATGGTCTAAGATAGCGTTTGATGTAGCACCTGCTAAAGCATCTGGTAGCCCCTCAGTGAAGTCTGTAGGGGTCACAGGGCAGCTTACAGGTTCACGTGCTGATATTATCATTGCTGATGACGTAGAAGTTCCTAACAACTCCATGACACACATGATGCGTGAGAAGCTGGGGGAGACTGTCAAGGAATTTGATGCTGTCTTGAAGCCTGACGGTAAGATTATTTATCTTGGTACACCTCAGAATGAAATGAGCCTGTATAACGTACTGTTGGGGCGTGGATACGCCATGAGGGTATGGCCTGCTCGTTATCCTAGCCTAGAACGCGCAGAGAAGGCCTATGGGGGGCGTCTAGCACCCTTCTTGTATGAAACCCTACAGGAAAAGTTAGAGGCCGTGTACGGTCATCCTACGGACGCTAAACGATTTGATGATGAAGACTTACTAGAAAGAGAACTTAGTTATGGTAGAAGCGGTTTTGCTCTGCAATTTATGTTGGATACTAGTCTCAGTGACGCAAACAAATATCCGCTTAAACTGAGTGACCTTATTATATACTCCTGTGACAAGGATACAGCACCAGAAAAGATGGTGTACGGAATAATGAAGCCCATGTCAGAGATTCCTAACGTGGGTTTAAGTGGCGATAAGTACTATGCGCCAGAAGATACAGTAGGTAGGGCTAAATACACAGGCTCAGTGATGGCTATTGACCCATCAGGTAGAGGTAGTGACGAGACTGCCTACTCGATTGTGAAGATGTTGAATGGTTATCTGTACGTGGTGGACTGTGGTGGTGTTGAGGGTGGTTACTCTGACACTACACTACAGCATCTTACAGACCTCGCCAAGATACATCAGGTAAACACGGTACTCATAGAGAGTAACTTTGGTGACGGTATGTTTACTGAGCTGCTCAAGCCGTACATGTTAAAGACTTATCCAGTTACGCTGGAAGAGGTTAGGCATAATACACAAAAGGAAATGCGTATCATTGATACGTTAGAGCCTGTGATGAACCAGCATAGACTTGTAGTAGACCCTAAGGTCATACAAAAGGACTACGACAGTGTACAGAACATGCCCCCTGAAAAGGGTATCAAGTACATGCTGACCTACCAGATGACTAGGATAACTAAACAACGTGGAGCATTAGCACATGACGATAGACTTGACGTACTTGCTATGGCAGTGCAGTACTGGACAGAGCAAATGGCTGCTGATGCAGATACAGAAATACGAACAAGAAAAGAAGAACTACTGGATAATGAACTAGAAAAGTTTATGGCACACATGAACGTAGCATCAGTAGATAGGCAGCAGGATGGATGGATAAGTTTCTAAAGTTACATCCTAGACAAGACCCCCTTTAACTATATACTATAGTATGTTTAACATGTATTACATTTAGGACATGTTTTACATACTGTAGTGATGCTGCTTATGCATCGGCTATGAGATTAAGGCAAGAACATGGAAGTTATATGGACACTACTGCTTACTGTTTGCACAGATGTCAAATGTTTGACACAAGATGTACAGTGGTTTGATACTTATGCTGCTTGCATTGAGTTAAAAGTGATACACGAAGAGTATCCACCAGATGGTCATTGGAAAACTATAGACTTTGTATGCACCATTAAAGGTGCTAAACAGGCCTAAAAATGACGAAAAAATCTGAGGGGGTATATAATATTAGTAGATGCGCGTGACCCCCTCATGCCTTAAAATTATAGCACATGCAAAACATCTTAGCCATGCCTAACATTATGCGCCACGTTAAACATTTCTTACATTTCCAACATGTTTAGCATTGCCTTGTGATAAATGTGCAACATGTGTGACATTTTTGACACACTTCTGTGTCTCTCTCTATCTGTTTTTTTCCTATACTTATAATATATATAAACACCTGTCAAAAACCTGACACTTGTCAATATTCTGACGCTACAAGTGTCAAATATTAGTCGTTTACTTTCTCAATTATTTGGTGTTAGTCTTTGTGGTGTCGAAGGGAACGACGCACTGCCTAGGCAGACAACAGCCCTACGACATAGGCCGAAAGAAAGCGCATAAGCGATACGCTCAACCATGCTAGGCTATAGACTAAAAAAGAATAGCAGACTAAATACGAATATGGATTGACTAACAGAATAAAAGAGAATACCGTATAGAGACTAAACATACGCTTGATAGCGATAAGACAACCGAAGTCCGTGGAACGGCGTGGCTACAGACCCTATAAAATCCTAGCAGTAGCTGGCAAGGTGGGGCGTAGGTCTGGTGCCAAGCTAGGCGTGGGCGGGATAGCAACCGTAAAAACGCCTAGCTATTACAAGGTGCAATGGTGCGCCTATATTGAGAGAGAGAGACTTCATTATGAAAACCAAAACTATCAAAATGTTCGGCAA